CCTTTGTCTGCATTAGGACTTGTACCAGTATTGCTACTAGTATCAGTGCCTTTGCCACTTAGAATGTTTTCAGCAGTAGCGCCTGTGCTTGGCTTGCCTTTACCAGAACTTACTACGCTGTTAGTGTTTGTTTCGCCTTGACGATCATTGTCACCGGATTCAGCGCCAACGTTTTCGCCCTTAGGACCCTTCATTGCGTTCTTGTCCCAGTCCATTCCAACACGTTCAACGTATTCACGCATAGGAGTTCCCATGCTTTCGTCTTCTTCGTCGTCTTCTGGCTCGTCTTCTGGCTCTTCTTCACCATCGTCGTCACCACCAAAACTTGGTTCTGCTGGCTCTTCTTCTGGCTCTTCACCGCCGTCGCCACCGTTAACGATAGCGTCAAATTCTGCTTTTAGTTGCTGTAGAACGTCAAGAATTTGTTCTTCGCCTGCGGAAACTCCGCCTGCAGAACCTTCTTCACTTCCTGGAGCTGATGGATCTGTCATAGCGTCAACTTCACTGTCAGCTGGGTCGTTATTTCCGCCAATTGACATAGAGGTTTCGTCACCTTCATCGTCCATACCAAATCCTTCTTCTACGGATTCGTCTTCATCTTCATCAGAGGCTTCATCAACAGACTCGTCTTCTTCTTCTGAAGCTTCATCCATTTCTTCTTCTTCTTCCTCTGCAATTAGGTTTTCGTAAATTTCTCTAGACTTTTCTACTACGATTTCGTGGAACAATTCATTTGCCTTGTCCATCTCTTCGTTAACGATTAGGTCTAGAAGCTGTTGCATTTTTGTTGACATTGCGATTTTCTCCTTAATTAAGCGGCAAGGCTATCGAGTGTATTTACAGGGTTTTACTAATCGGTACGTGAAATAGGCCAAAAACGAGTCGTTTTTGACAGAAATTGACAGAGTTTTAACTCAGTGTTGAATTGGTTTGACAAAAATATTTAGTTTGCTACTCTAGGAGTTATCTAATGCTTTATTGCGGAGCCGCTTCTTCTGGAGGTGTAGCATACATTACACGCACTAGATCAAGGTCTTCTTTCTGTTCTTTTTCTCTAGCATCGCCTGCTTTTCTGAGATCACGAAGGACTTTTAGGGTTAATCTTGCTGTCTTTCTTAGATCTTTAGAGTGTAAGACACTTTGATCTCGCTCAATGTCATATCGATCATTGTTTACGGGATCAGAAGATTCTTTGTTAAAGTAGATAAATTCGTTGAGCAACATACAGGTATTTATGCTGTAGGAGCTGGAGCACCATCTGCAGGAGCTGGCGCCATGTCTTGATCTCCAAGATCACCTTCCATTCCTTCTGGTGGTTCTGCGCTTTGTCCAAGACTGTCTATGTCAGAGCTAATGCCTGCACCAGTAATACCAGCTGAGCGTAGTTCTGCTTGAGCACTTAGTTCAGACGATGATTCTAAATTCTCGTCTTTCCATGCTTTTTCGTTTTCTGCAATCTCTTCTGGGCTTAGACCTAAAAAGCGTTTTAGAGCAAAGCGTTTGCTCATAAAAGGTATGCCAACCATTTGTGCAAATACGCCAACGCGAGCACCGTCCATTTCTGCTTGACGATAAGACGCAAAGTTTTGTGGAGGACTAAATTTAAGATCAAACAGGTTAGGATCTATGTTAAGTCCTTTGTTGTGCATGTATAGTTTGAATTCAACATCAAATTGTTCATTCATCAAACTCTGTAAACGTTCACAGTACTTGTTAAACCGCAATTCTTGTATGTAAGCTGTGCCTACACGACCGTCATTGAATGAGCTTGCTGAATCATCCGATCCTGTTGGTAAGTAGCTACTTGGGATTCGTAAAGCACGGAATAACTTGTTAGTAAAATATCTAAGATCATCAATTTCGCCTAGGTTAGTACCACCGGGTAATACATCAATCTTGCTACCACGTCCTTCAGCTGTCTGCGGGAAATAGTAGTCTTCTGTAATACTTAATGGATTAAAACTAGAGTCTGTTACACTGGCGCCGCCACCTGCTACGCTAGGAATACGTCTTTGATTGATTTCATTTTTAACACGTTCTACAAAGCCCATGGCCAAGTGACTCGGCATATTACCTACGTCAATGTAGAACACTCTACGTTCAGGAGCTCGCATCACACGATAGATAATGATCGCATCTTCTAACAGTTCTTTTTGTTTGTAGACTTTGAAAATGCTTTCTAATAAGCTGTTACCAAATGGAAAGTTATTGTCTAGACCTTCTGATAGGCTAACATGGATCACATGTTTGGCATCAATAGCCCATTGATTCTGATTAGTACTGAATCTACTTTGACTGCCTTGTGGATACGAGCCAACCATGCCTCGCTGTTGTGCGCCGCCGGTAACATAGGCAATGTTACCAGGTGTTACGTTTTGATTTGTTGGAGCGATCTGTGTAACAGTTAAGTTTTGAAAGTTAGGATTAATATCTCTGATCACATACTGCTCTGGTTTCTTGCCATCTGATTCATTGACAATGATCTTGTCGACCTTGGCTGGATCTATATAGAACCAAGAGCCTGTTTCTGGATCACGTAGGAAGAAACTGTCGCCGTACTTGAATACGTTGCGTACAATTTTAAAAATTCTAGTTTGAAATTTATTAAGTTTAGTCCACTGTTGTAGATACTTCTTAATAATAGTAATTTCTGTGTTAGTTGCTTGATCTTTGAAATCTACACTAAAGGGTGTAGAGTTTTCATCATTGGTCTGAGAGCAAAATTCTGCAAGAATATCTAGGGCCGCATTGACTTCACTGTCAAGGTCCATAGTGTCATATTGACCATATCGTTCTAAACGGTTTGGGTGTCCGGTATATACATCGGGCAAATAGCTTGAGTAATTTGTACGTCCAACTGAAGAGCCAAAGTTTTGTCCGCTGATAGGGCTCATCTGTCCTGTACGGGCTACGGGTGTGAAATATCTACGCCATGACATATTAGTTCCTTATTCTTCCAGGATAAAATCCTAAAGTTTCTGTACCAGGAATAAACATTTTTGTAAGTTCACCATTTGTATACCATCGTTTAAGTTTCATCGTTTTGCCAATTTTAGCATATCTTCCATCGGGTTGTCTACCAATATTAGCTTGTCTTATTTTTTCTGCATGTTCTGTTGATTTAGGTCTTCGATATTTTTCTAAAGTTTCGGCAGAATATGTTCTACCTTTATTTGCTTCAGAAATTTTACGTTTAGTTTCTTCAGTGTGTTTCCATCCTGATTGTGCTACCCATCTAGATAGTTTTACATTTTCTAAAATACCGCCATCAATTTTTCTACCATAATGTTTAATTAGTGTTAATTCTAGATCAAATGCGTCTTTTTCAGACATATTAGTTTTTATAAATTTTCTACATTCCTTAGACGGAAGTTCTACCCAAGGCAAATGACTTTCGTTTATGCGATCGTTGCTTCCTTTACCTATATAGTATGGAGTTCCGTTAGGTAATACATATTGATAAACATAAAAAATATTATTACTCATATATTATGCCAAAAATAAATTTCCGTTTAGTGACTTAGTAGCATCCAAATGTTGCTTATTAAGATCTCTTTGTTCTCTAGTAATTCTAATTAACTCTGCGACTAAGCTATTTAACTGTTGCATGTCGCCTCCGGCGGTATTCTGACCGCCTCCTGCTTGAATTAACTGCTGTATTTGTGCCTGTGTGAACACTCCTTCGCCTTGCGCAATGGTCACATCTGCATCTTTCTTTTCCCAAGGACTACCGGTCATATTCCAAGTACCGCTATGACGTTTACCATCTTTAGGTGCAACACCTGGTAGGACTACTTGTTTATCGCTCAACTTTTTATTTTCTATGCCGTATTCTGTGTCAGATTTAATACGGTCAGCAGCCATCCTTTTTGCAAAATCTTCACTGAATATCCCTGCAAATCCTTCAAGGAATTCAGCAAAAAATGTACTGACTCTTTCTCCGCCAGTCATTACTGATTTGTTTATTTCGTTTTGCTTTTCATAAGTGGCCTGATTTTCTTTTGTGATTTTTGGCCCTATTAACACTTCCTTCATTAATTCAAACAATTCTTTAAACATCTGTACTATGATTGGTTTTATTTCAGTCCACACAGCTACTATAACAGGTTTTACATCAGCCCATATATTACTAAATCCATCTTTTAAAATTTCTCCAAGATTGTCCCAAAATTCTCCTGGCTTAGCTTCCATTAACTTATTAAATGCAGATGCGAACCACTCTCCTATTTTTGTTATTTTTGGTAATAATACAGTACTCATAAATTCTGCAAATCTACTAGTTGGCTCTTTTAAATTTTTAGCAAGTGCTTCGCCTGTAGCTTGTATTTCTTGACCCCAACTAGATAGCTTCTCCATTAACGGTTTTAATACTATACTGATTAGTCCTAGTATTGCACTACCAAATCCTTTAATTGAATTTTCAGCCATTTCCAATGCACCTGCTGTGCCTTCTTGTTGTTCTGCTTGATCTTTTCTAGCTTTCTCTGTGGCTGTAGCATAGTCAAAATTTGATGCTGCCGCACGTCTGCTAGCTCCAATAATGCCATTGATAGCAGGATACATTCCCGATGCTAGTGCAGTATTAACAGATCCCATTGATTTAAACATAGCATCTGACTGTTTTAAACTCTGATAGTTGGCATTACCTACTATATTTTTAAATTGTTCGTTGCTGACGTTTCTATCTTTGATGTTTTTGTTAGCTAATTCGTTGACTTGCATGATGCCACGGTTAAATGTCATAAATTGTGTTTGCGCATCATTCATAGGTGCCATAATACCACGCACAGCGTTTTTGGCTATCTCACCACCTGTCTTGCCATATAGAGCAGTTTGTTGTGCTACGTGTGCTTTAATTTTTTCTTTTTCTTGAGGATCAGTAATATTGTCTAAAAACAACTGATATGCTTGATCTGCTTCTTGCTCGTCTATTTCTGCCTGTATTTGATCTCTACGTTTGCCAGTAACTTTGGCTAGTAGATCTAAATCTTGCATATAGTCACGTGTGGCCTTGGCTAGTTGATCATTATTCATTGCGTTTTTACCGGTCATAATACCTTGACTGCGTATAACACTCTGCATTGCTGTGGCTGTTTCTTCTGCGGTATAACCTAGGCCTGCTATTGACTGAGCATACGGACCATTTGGATCCATTAACTTATGCTGAGTGTCAACAAATCGTCTAATACCATCTTGCATATTGCCAGACATTAAGACAAATGTGTCTCCACTCTTAGCAACGGTAGCTACAAAACTGTCTAAACTCATGTAACTTCTAGCAGCCGCTTGCTGTAGATCTGTTAAATTACCGCTAAAACTAGCACCGCTTTTAGCCACAGCCTGATAACTGCCTAAAACACGTTCTTGCATGGCCACGATGTCGCCAAAGAAGCTAAACAGTCTACCAATTAAAGGAACATCACTTAGTGCTTTGTAAAAATCACTAAGTTTGGCTTCGCCTAGAGAAGCTTGTAGACTGAATTTTACCAATGCTCCAATGGTCTTAGTTATGCCGTCAATAACACTACCTACTATATCTGCCATTACACTTAGTACTTTACCTACTGCAATTGCCGCGCCTTGAAGTACACCTAATGCTAAACTAGCTGGATTAATTGCTTTAGTAAAACCAGAAGCCGCAGTGGCCGCTGAATTTAATGCACCTGGTGCGCTGCCGCCACTACTAGCATTGCCCATTCCGCCTGCTTTTTGGAAGCCGGCAAACATAGAATTCAACTTGATCAAGTTGCCATTCATTGATTGAGCTATGGCTAATAGCTCTTGTAGAGTTGCTTCGGTCGCGCCGTTCATAGATTAAATTTCACCATTTTGTGCGTAGATAAATATTGTACAGAAATTACCACACTCTTATTTATAGGAATAAAAACCATGTCATTACAAGAACCTGTGTCCAAAAATAATCCCTTAGCCGGGTTTATGCGACAGCCTAAGATCTACATTAAACTGCCTAGCGGAGGCATGTACTGGGCGCCTAAAAGTCTTGAAAAGACAGAAACCGATGAATATCCTGTGTACTCAATGACGGCCAAAGACGAATTGATGTTTAAAACTCCGGATGCTCTGCTTAACGGACAGGCAGTAGTTGAAGTTATTCAAAGCTGTATGCCTAACATCAAAAATGCATGGATGATTCCTACGATCGATCTAGATACCATATTGATCTCAATTAGAATGGCCACATACGGAGAGCGTATGTCATTCAGTACAAAAATTCCTGTTATTAATGAAGACTTTGAATTTGATGCTGACCTTAGAGGACTACTAGATCAACAGTATAATTTGATCACCTGGGAAGAAGAAATCAAAGTCTCCGATGATCTCACAGTGTATGTACGGCCATTGACCTACAAACATATGACACAGGTCAGTATTAAGAGCTTTGAAACCAACAGAATATTGAACATGGTCAACGATGAATCAATCGCAGACGAAAAGAAATTAGAAATATTCAATTCCAGTTTTGCTAATCTAACACAGGTCACAGTAGATCTGCTAGCTGACAGTATTTTTAAAATTTCTGCACAAGATACAGAAGTAATTGATCCCCGTCATATTAAAGAGTTTATTGCCAACGCTGACAAAGATGTGTTTGAAACCATCAAGAAACACATTGACTATTTGAAAGAACGCAATACTGCCAAACCGTTTGTGATCCAAACGACACCAGAACAGCAAGAAGCTGGCGCTCCTGCATCTTTTGAAATACCAATTAACTTTAACAATTCCGATTTTTTCGGATGAGGCTTTTGAATCTAACCATTGAAGAAATCGAAGAAGTGGTTACTGAATTAGAGGCTGATTCAAAAGCCATAAAAAAAGAACTCTATAGAATGTGTTGGTTTATGAGAGGCGGACTAAGTTTTGAAGAAGCTTACCAACTTGACCGCCAAGATAGAGAAGTAATCGCTGAGATTATAGAAAGTAATCTCGATACTACTAAAGAAACTAAGATGCCGTTCTTTTAACGGGCTAGACCAACTACACGTTCTAGAGCACCTAGGCGTGATTTTAGGTCAGCAATTTCTGCATCACCACCGCCCGATCCGCCACTTGCTCCTCCAGCGCCGCCGCCTGATCCACCACCATAGGCTAGTTGACCAGCACCACCTGCTCCACCACCTGCCGGAGCATATCCAGGACCGCCTACTGCGTTAGCACCTGCGGCATAGCCTTTCTTAAGAGCACGTCCAATACCAGCAACGCCACCTGCCACAGCACCTACACCTTTGGCTACTCCGCCGACTTTTTGTGCGAGTGTTTTCTTAGGAGGTGCTTGTCCTGGTAAAGGTTGATCTAGAGTCGGATCACCTGTCATGCTCTGTGGAGTATTCTGTTGTACAGGAGTAACTGTGCCATTAGTAGCTGGCGCTGTTTGTTTTGCATCTACTGGTGCTTGTTGTGTAGCATCCACCGGCGGTTGAGTTGCCGCTTTGTTTGCTTTGAACTGCTGTAAACGACTCTGTAGATCATTTTGAGCGCCTGCTGGAGCAGTTGGGTTTATTGTTTTTGCTTGCTGGATTGCGGCATTAGCATCAGCACTAGGCATTCCTGCCGCCATGTTTTTACCAATAGTTTGTCCTGCGGCATTAGATTGCTCTCTTCCCCAATTACCACGACGAGCTTCGTCTAATTCGCTTTCACTTAACAACTGTTCAATTCTCATGATTTTTCCTTAAAAGCAATGATGCTATTCTATCTGTTATTTATAAACGAACTGCGTTCGTTTGCTCTTTCGCTCACGCTCAGAGCTGATTGTTTTCTTTTGAAAGTATGATCTAATGCGAAGCATTTAAATATTATCCAGATCGTTCAGTCACACTTTGCCCAGGGCGGGCAAAGTAAAACAACATTATCCGAGTCGAACATGTGTCACTTAGCGTTATAGCATTACAGTGGCGGTTGGCCTGTACCACGAGCTATGTCTTTATCCAGCGGCGGTAAGCAAATATACGCTAACATACTTACTTACGTGGGGTGTCTCTATCCCCTCTTTTTGCCTGTTTTCTTGTTTCAAATAACCAAACAGCGGCGAATTTGCTGTCCTCGTCCTGTGAAGGATAGTGGTTAAGTACTCTTAGCGGCGAGAGTTTTCCATCCCTGCGATCCGAGATCCAGGTCTAGGGCGTCCGATATTTGCTGACGCTTGCTTGTTACCGCTTAAGGTGCCTTAGTTTTTTTAATGTGAGAGCCATGTACACGGACTTGAATATGTCCGTTATAATAATCGTCGGATTCTAATACTTTGCGGTCGAATTGTTCGCGGGCCTCAATGTAAGATGTTTCTGCTTTACTTTTACAATAATAGAGAATTTCTCGGGTGAATTTATCTTTGCCTATAGTGTCTATATCTTTTTGTAAGTTAGGACTGGACCCGTAATATTCCTGCCAGTCACTATCTACCTTGCCTCTAATTCGTTTTTTCTTTTTGTTGCCGTTCTTTAACTTTACAGTCTTGTAGGTCGTTTTACTAAATTTTGCTAACTTTTTGCCAATATACATGCGCCCCGTGACAGTGTTGGTAATAAGATATACAAATCCAACACAGTCATCGGGCAACGTTTCAACCGGTGTACCTTGATAGGTCCAAGACATTAAGCTGCCTTGGCCTCCTTACGAGCATTCTTTTCTGCTGTAATTTCATTGCGGCGAGCTTTGATCAACTTGCCTACTTCTGCCAAGGCCTTGCGAGCACGAGTACCTGCGGCACTATTACCTTTTTCAAATTTGGTATCTTCAGCTTCCCATGCAGAGATAGCTTCTTTAATTTGTTCAATTGTTGTTGACATCTTTTTTATTCCTTGTTCGTTGTTCTTGATATTTGTCAATATTTGACTCTTTTTTGGCTTTATTCAAAACTGTTAGAGTCCGTGTCATCTGTGTGTTTAACGTTTTTAACTGCTTTAATGCGGCTCGCATCTTAGGATAGTCTTTACGTGCTAGTCGTCCTTTGATATATTTGACGTAGACGTTATGGTACTCGACCACGCCCTGTATATATTGAGCATGAAGTTTCTCATAATCATCCGTAATCATTTATCTTTACGCCTCTATGTAGTCAGCTGAATTTGAATATGAAGTAAATCCATTTTCTTTTATAACTCGCAATACATTGTTTACCCGTCCAATTAGTTCATCTTTGTGACTGATTAGATAGATGTTTTTGTTGCGTTCTCTGCCCATTTTCTTTAGTACTGCCAAGCCCGCTTCGACACCTGCGGCATCCATTCCGGCATCAATTAATTCATCAACAAATAGCAAATTAACGTGCTGGTATAGATTTTCCCATACATCGCGGAAGGCAAAACTCAATGCTAGGATTAATCTGTTGCGCTCGCCGCGACTTAAATTGTCAAAGTCTAGATCCTGTCCTAGTTGTGTGATCAGCACAGTTAGGTCATTTTGGAATACCACTGTGTGCGGTAATCCCAGTTTGTCGATGTAGTAGCCCAGGCGTTTGTTTAGATAACTTAAATTCTGATCAATAATCTTTTTACGGATAAACGAATCTTTGTTGGTCAACAGTTTATGTAAAAATTCTTGATGGTCTTTTAATTTGGCCAACTCGTTAACTGGTTCCCAATTGATTTCTTGAAGCGCAGTCTTTTTAAGTTCTTCAATTTGTTCGTTATAGGGATTAATTTCAACAGCTTTTTCTTCTAGTGTTTTTTCTAAGTTAGCAAGGTTGTTTTTATGACCTAATGCTTCTGCTTCGGTGTCATAAAAGGTTGCGGGCGGTCTTTCTAGAATTCCAATAGCATCTAGCTCTGTTCGAATTTTATTCCAGTCATTTAGGACCTTGGTTGCATATTGTTGCGCATCGTCAAGACTTGCCTGTGCAGTTACGGTCATTTCTTGATGCTTATGATCGTGAAGCTCTTGTTCACACGCATGACATTTTTTAAGTGACAGACTTTCTAAATCTTTAACATACCTGGCAACAGTTTTAGATGCTTGAGTAGTGGCAGTTTCTAATGTTGCCAATTGTTTATTCAAGTCTTTGATCTTGTTGTTGCTTTCGGTCCAGATCTTAAGTTGTGCGTGGGCGGCTAGTTCTGCCTCAATATTAACAGAATCAAGTTGCATAATTGCTCGGCCTAGATTTTCTAAATCTGTATCTTTTTTGTTTTCCCAAGCAGAACTCTTAATACCTAGACTGTCAATACTCCTTTGTACATTTTCATTAGCGGCTTTAATACCGTCGATCTTAAATGTTTCTGATTGTATACTGTCTTTGGTATCTTTAATCAACAGTTTAAGTGCTTCTGCCTTTTCGGACAGTAGAGTAATACCCAGTAACTGTTCAATAACTTCGCGTTGTTCCGCGGCTTTTAGACTTAAAAACGGCTCTGTGTAAGTGTTTAATGCCACCAAATGCTTGAACATTGTGTGGCTCATGCCTAGCAAATGCTCAATAGATTTTTGCGTTTCTCGGCTGTCTCCTTGAGCATCATCGTCTTTGTGTTCTTGTTCTTGATTATTGATATAGAACTTAAGAATATTAGGTTTGCGGCCGCGCTCGATGCGATATGCTGTACCGTTAACATCAAATTCTACAGTCACCAACATGTTTTTACCGTTGGTAGCATTGATCAAATTTTCTTTACGTATGTTGGTTAACGCATTTCCGTACAAAGAATAGCTTAATGCATTGATGATTGTGGTCTTACCTGTGCCGTTACGTGACCCGCTGTCATCCCCACCGAGGTCTAAGTTAGCGCCTAGTACCAAAGTTAAATGTTCTTTGTCAAAATCTACAGCCTGGGTCTGATTACCCACACTCATGAAATTTTTAACAGTGATGTTTTTGATCTTAAATGTCATAGGCTACGATATATTTCCAATAATTTGTTACTGTCAATTGTTTCTGAATCTATATTAACTAATTGTTCTGTCACGATTTGATCCACTGATTCAAATGCGGCATCTGGACTATCTTCATATGTTCCGTCAACGCTGATTTTTTCTTGTATTAGACTAATCTCTCTAATATCGTGTTCAGCGATAAATGACTCTTTAATAAAGTTAGCTTCTTCGTATGAAATGTCAATATCTAAGTTTACCTTGAGATACATCTTGCTTTTCATAACTTCGTCTTTGCGATCGATTAGTTCTGACAGCTTGATATTTCTAAATTTAGGAGCATCAGGCCATGTGCGATATTCAGGCACCCCGCCCCAATCCATAAACATCATGCCGCGATCATCATCCCACGAATCTGCAAAGTTATGCGGAAATGCGTTGCCAATGTAGACAACGTTACCGTTATGCTGGCGCTTATGGAAGTGTCCAGAAAACACATACTCAGGACCGGATAAGTCAGTGCGCTGTAG